CTTCTAGTGTTACATCATTGACTCAAACAAATACGTTGCAGAATGCCGCAACTAAAGTTCAACGTGGAGCCACTGCAACAATCTCAAGCACTATTGCATCTGGTGTAAGTAACTTACCAGGTGGACAAAAGCTAGGGTCAAGTGTTATTAACAATGCTAAAGGATCAGTCAATGCAATAGCAGACGGAATAGGAGGCGTAACTAGTTCTCTATCAAATGTTGCCTCAAAAGCATTCTCAGGAACTGATATTGGTGGAGCAATTAAAGCAGGAAAATCTGCATTAGGTGCAATTGATAAATTAGGTTCAGTCACTGGAGGACTTTCAAGTTCATTGAGTCCTGGTGCGGCAGCCGCATTAGAATCAGCATTATCTTCATTAACTGCAGGTGGAGGCTCTACTATTAAATTGCCTACTGTAGCAATCAACACGTATGATAGAGCATCTCTAACATCTCTGATTGATAACGTATTAGGTAATCCAATTATACCTAGACCAAACTTATTGGGTGAAATTTCAGCAGGAGCAGTGTCTTCTGTAATGGCACTACAGCAACTAAGAAAAGATTTAAGTGGAGACATTAAAAAATTAAATGCAATGCAAAAAGATGTTGCAGAGAAACAAAGAGCAGTCTTTGCGGCACAATCAAACTTCCCAGCAGGCTCTGCTGAAATAGCGGCTGCCGAAGCAATGTATCAATCAGCGGCAACTAGCCCAGCATTGTTATCATTGATTAATAAAGTTGAATCTGCAAAAGAAAATATTGCAGGAAGCATTGTTACTCCTCCTCAACCTTCCCCAGCAACTGACCCATTTAGTGATATTGAAAAAGTATTGCAAAGTGCATCTGATAGTACTAAAAATCAAGCAATTAATAGTGAATCAAATGATGTTGCTCCAACTGGAGATGACTTCAGACTTGACCCGTATAATCAAAATGACTTTACTGGCCAATATACTTCAGATACATATTCAGATATTATAGCAACTACTACAAAAACATTTATTGAGCCTATATATGAGATCGTAGATGAAGGAGCAAACGTCCCAGAAAATACAGTAGAAGCAATTACTGGAGGTATTACAGACGGTATGGTCGGTGGTGCCGCACAGAGTGGCGAGTTTTACGGTGATGTTAATCCAGGAAATGAGATGGGACAAGGCGGCTATGGTGGCGGTGGCGGCTATTGGTATTGGGATCAGGTAGGAACTTGGAAACTAAAGTAGGGTATAAATAGTATTATGTCAACATACGTAGGATTCTCAACAATTAACGCTAATAAGGCTAGAACAGTTAATCCTCCACCTGGAATAGACGGACAAGCAAACGGAATTACTAATCCTATAGTCTTTGGTAAAAAGTTTAAACTGACAGACGAACAACTCGTTATACAAGATTTAGTCAATGCACTTAATATTCGTAAAGGTGAAAAAGTAGGGCAACCTAGTTACGGTACAACTTTATGGGATTTTATCTTTGAGCCTAATACAGCAGACGTTCAAACAGCATTAAAAGACGAACTTAGACGAGTATGTGCTTTAGATCCACGCATCCAAGTTAATACAGTACATGCATACCCCAGAGAAAACGGTATTTTAGTAGAAATTCAACTCTCTATCAACCCTTTCAACAATGGAGGCGATCTAGCATTGTTCTTTAATTCTCAAACAAACACAGCCGCTATATCTTAAAAATCGTCGGTTTTCCATAAAGATAAATATAATAAACAGGGAATTACTATGGCGACAAGTTCAAGGCAATCAGGATTATTCGGAGTCAATGATTGGAAAGCAATCTATGAAACCTTTCGTGAGGCTGACTTTCGATCCTATGATTATGAGACATTAAGAAAAAGTTTTATCGACTACCTTCGTCTCTATTATCCTGAGACTTACAACGATTACATTGAAAGTTCAGAGTTTATTGCTCTACTCGATGTTATGGCCTTTATGGGTCAAGGTCTTGCTTTTAGAAACGATTTAAACACACGTGAAAATTTCATAGACACAGCCGAACGTAGAGACTCAGTAGTTAAACTTGCAGACTTAGTTAGTTATACTCCTAAAAGAAATACATGTGCATCAGGGTACTTAAAAGTATCTACAGTAAGAACATCTGAAAGCATAACAGATGCAAATGGAGTTAACTTAAGTAACGTTCCAATAAGTTGGAATGATCCTTCTAATCAAAATTGGTTAGATCAGATGAATACAGTATTCAATGCGGCTATGGTTGATTCACAAAAAATAGGTAGACCGGGAAACAGTTCTGAAATCTTAGGTGTAACAACAAGTGAGTATGGAATACAAACACCCACAAACACATTACCAATTGTACCGTTTACTACAATAGTTGACGGAACATCAATGAACTTTGAATTAGTAAGTGCAACATCACTTGACCAAGAATATGTATATGAGATTCCACCTGCACCGACTGGTCAACTTAACATGTTATATAGAAATGACAAGTTAGGATTCGGAAGCCCTAACACAGGATTCATGTTCTATTTTAAACAAGGTTCATTACAGCCATACAACTTTAATTTTCAACAACAGATTTCAAATCAATCGATTAATATTGATATTGAAGGAGTTAATCAGACTGACACATGGCTATATCAAACAAGCCTTGACAACACTACAGGTCTATGGAAGCAAGTAGAAAATGTTTATGCAGATGCATACTTACAAACAGAATCAAGTAATAAGAAAATTTTCTCTGTTGGCTCACGTGCAAACGATCAAGTCACATACGTATTTGGTGACGGTGTGTTCTCAGAGATGCCCATAGGTAGCTTTAGAGCATATGTAAGATCAAGTAATGCATTAACATATACTATTGACCCTTCTGAAATGAATGGCGTTGCAGTTTCTATAACATATGTAAGTAGAACAGGAAGAAACGAAACTCTGACAATGAACTTAGCATTACCTGTAACAGTAACAAATGCACAAGGTAGAGAATCATTATCCGCAATTAAACAAAGAGCACCTACAAGATACTATACACAAAATCGTATGGTGAACGGAGAAGATTACACAAATTTCCCTTATACTCTTTATAACTCTATTATTAAATCAAAAGCAATTAATAGAAGTTCTATCGGTGTATCTAAGAATTTAGATTTACTTGACCCAACTGGCAAGTATTCAAGTACAAACTCATTCGGAGACGATGGTGCATTGTACCAAGAATCTATTAATGGATTTTTAACACTACAAGCAGATAATACATCAGACATCATTCAGTTCTTTACAGATGACTTAGCATCAGTTCTTGCATTAAATCGTGCTAATCAATACTATATTCAGAACTATACTCGTTATGCATATCCAGGCACAGGTGGAGGCACTACTTTATATTGGAAAACAAGTTCTGTAGACTCATCAAGTGAAACAGGATATTTTTATTCATTGTCTGGCGCAATAGAACTGCCACAGCCATTAGGAACTTTTACAACTACTAATGCAAAGTATGCAACAACAGGAGCATTATTGAAATTTATTGCACCTAATGGTAACTACTTTGATGCAGACAATCGTTTAGTTGCAGGTGTGCCGACTGGTGGAGAAAAGAATTATATATGGTCAACAGTATTAAATGTTGTTGGCGACGGTAACAACAACGGCGAAGGCAAGTTTGCAAATGGTCAAGGCCCAGTTACATTAAATGGCTATGTACCAAACGGAGTAACTGTTACAGAAATTATACCTGTCTTTGATAATTCATTGTCAAGTACAATTATACAACAAGCGATTCTTAAAATTGAATTGCAACAAGACTTTACTTTAATCTTTAACAATGCATTGTTAATCAACCAAGAACGTTGGTCAATCGGCGCGGCATCAAACGCAAACTACTTTGTTAAATTTACAAGTTTAGGAAACAATCGTTATACAATAACTTATAGATCATTAACATATTACTTTGGTAGTGTTGCTGATACTCGTTTTACTTTTAATAAAAATGAATTAGTATACGATCCGTTTACTGGTAAAATCATACAAGACTTTATTAATGTATTAGGTATTAACACAGTCTTCAATAGTGCAATGGCATTAGGAGAAGATACAAAAGTTAATATTCTAGGACAGACTGTCGAAAGTGATGGATACGTGAATGACTTCCAAGTAGAAATTGCCGCAACTGATGTTAATAACGGACAATTAATTTTAGACCCAGATTTCTTTAATGATATTACTGGTTATGTCAATGCAGGTGCAAACATAGGAGTCTATGTTTTCTTTAGAACGATTACAGACCCTGTAAACTTAACAAGACAACTTATTGTTCCTAGTAGTGATATTGTTTACACATACGGAACTAAAAATCAAATTGAAATTGTAAAATATGAATTTGCTGTCGGTCAATTGTTTTATGCATACACTGACAATAAATTTTATAAGTCAGTACAAGATCCTACAGTAACTACTCCGTCATATATTGTAACACTACAAACAGACTACTCTGTTAAATCGGGTAGACAAGGAATAGACTATCAATATAGACATAATGCCAACAATACAACACGTATTGATCCAGCAACTACAAACATTGTTGATTTGTACTTAGTTACTCAAGCATACTATACAGCATATAATAACTATGTTAAAGACACTACATCTACTGTTGTTAAACCAAATCAACCAACACTAAATGAACTAAACACATCATATCCATTGGTACAAGATTATAAAATGCTATCGGATTCAGTCATATTAAATAGTGTTACATTTAAACCCTTGTTCGGTGCGAAAGCAGATCAATCATTGAGAGCAACTATCAAAGTAGTAAAATCACAGTCAACGAATGCATCTAACAGTGAAATCAGAAGTTCTGTGTTAGCGGGGATGGATAGTTATTTTGATATTAATAATTGGAACTTCGGCGATACTTTCTTCTTCTCAGAATTGAGTGCGTATCTACATGAACAAATAGGAGAACTACTGAGTTCGGTTATACTTGTTTCAGATGATCCAGAAAAACTATTCGGTGATCTTTATGAAATTAAATGTAGACCTTATGAAATATTTGTAAACGCGGCTGTTACAGAAGATATAGTAATTGTACCCGCATTAACTCCTGCAACAATGCAGTCTTAAGGTTAAAAGCAAACTATGGCAAAGATCAGAACACTAGAGTTTTTACCCGAGATATTTAAAACCTCTACCAACGCACAGTTCTTAGGAGCAACACTAGACCAGCTAGTCAACGAACCCAGTACACAAACGTTACAAGGGTATGTTGGTAGTAAATTTGGTTACGGTGTCAATGCAAAAGATTACTATGTAACAGAGCCAAACAAAACACGAACAGATTATCAATTATCACCTGGTACTACATTCTTAAATGAGAATCAATCGACTGCCAAAGATTTCGTATCTTACCCTGAACTAATCGATGCACTTAAACTTAAAGGGGGTGTAACATTAGACAACTCTCGTTTATTTAAAAGCGAGTTTTATTCTTGGGATTCATTTACAGACTTAGATAAGTTAATTAACTTTAATCAATACTATTGGATACCAGAAGGTCCTCCAGCAGTCACAATTGCATCAGCAACAGTATTTTCAGAATCTGATTATATCGTAACTGACACATCAAACGCATATAGTATTAAAGCATTAGGTGCCGCATCAGGGTCATTAAATCCTACACTTACTTTGTTACGTGGTGGCTCATATAGATTTGCAGTTAACCAAAAAACTCAGTTTTGGATACAAGGCGTACCCGGAACTTCAGGCCTTGAAGGAGCACAAGATACTAGACAAATTCTCGGTGTTAACAACAACGGTGCAAACACAGGTTATGTAACATTTACTGTTCCTAGCAGAGAGGCACAAAACGAATTTTTATTTCCAGGAAGCAACAACGTTGGTGTTGTAAGTACAAAACTATTTTCAGAAGTAAACGGCTTAACAGTAAGTGAAGTAGGAAACATTGACGGAGTAACTTCATTAGAAGGCTTGACTGTCATGTTCTATCAAACGTCAGAGCCAAATGAAGTAGGCTTTGTTCAATCATTCTTTGATGAGTCAGGTGCAAACTATGATGTTAATTTAACATCTCCTGAGATCGTTGCTCCAGTTACTTTAGCAATTGATGAGACAACTGCAACACAACTTAAATTATCATCTGGCACAACAGCAGATTTAACACAAAATCAAACTGTTACATTTACAGCAGTGCCTAGTAGTGATCCGTTATTAGGTGGATTAGATGTTGATACAATTTACTATGTTAAAGACATTATCGATTCAACTTCATTTACAATTTCAGCAACATTAAATGGTACTACTTTAGCGTTGACTCCTCAAACAGGGTCAATGGTTGCAAACATTAACGAAGGCTTATGGGAAGAAGGCTTCTACACAAACGTTAATGAAAACTTTTATACAATTACGTATGTTGGAGATTCAACAAACCCAACTATTCGTTTAATACCAGCTGGTGTTATACCAACTGATGAAAAAATTAGTATAGAATTTGGTACAACTTATATTGGGTTAGACTTTTACAGATCACAAACAGGTGAGATACTTAGAATACCTTATCTGTCAGCACTATTAGATACATTATACTACCAAGACGGCACAAATGCAAATAAAGTGGGTAGTATTAAGTTAATCGAAAGTAACTTAACTAACACAGTAAATGTCGATACAGATATTATAGGACAAAAAACATTTACATCTACAAATGGTGTCATATTTACAAACGGATTAAAAGTACAATTCAACGGAGACATTATACCATCAAGTTATTTGACTGGTGAATATTATGTACAAGGCGTTGGTGAATCTATTAACTTGATTCCAACAACAGATTTAGTTGTCCCGGAAGATTTTACTGGCACAAATTATATACCTTATGATACATTAAATTATTCTATAGGTAACTTTGATACAGAGTTGTTTATTCCCGTAGACCAAGATTATATTACTATAGGTAGAAACTCTATCAATAGAAATTCATGGTCACGTTCTAACAGATGGTTCCATGTTGATGTTATCAATGCAACTGCTGATTACAACAATGACCCAACTATCGTTACTACATATGCAACAGGTAAGAACAAAGCAAAACGTCCTATCATTGAGTTTTATCCAAACTTAAAACTATTTGATGCTGGTACAATTGCTAAATTACCGGTCGACTTTATAGACACAAGAACAACAAATGCATTTGAGCAAGTTGCAAATAAAAAACAATACTATCCTGACATCGAAACGTATACAAGTTATACAGCATCGATCACAGGTGTAACAGGAACAAGTACAACGATTACTATTCCGACAACAGACATCTATAATACATTTGCTACAGGCATGTACATTACAGATTCTAACTTTGCGTTACCGAACAACACACAAATTACTGATGTTAGTGTATCAGGAGTCAATACTGTTTTAACAGTTTCTTTTGCTAACTCTACAGTTGTTGGACAAACAAATGTTTCAATCGTTGGTAGTGACACTACAGTTAATAACTACGAATTGTTTTCTGGTGCAAGAGTCATCTTTACAGCAGATACAAATGCAGAAGTTAAAAATAAAATTTATGTTGTAGGCTTCTCAACGATTACATTCGGATCAGCGCCAGTCATCACACTAACTGAATCAGAAGATTCACCTTGTCTAGTAGATGATCAAACAGTAGCACTTAGAGGATATAATTATCAAGGCTCTACATTTTGGTTCAACGGAACAGTATGGGACGAAGCACAACAAAAACTGACAGTCAATCAAGCACCTAATTTTGACATCTATGATAAAAATGGAATCTCGTTTGGAGATGCTACAGTCTATCAAGGCACATCTTTCTTAGGAAATAAACTATTTGCTTATGGCAGAGGCACTGGTGCAAACGATGCAGTGTTAGGTTTCCCAATACGTTACTCAGCAGTAGATAACGTAGGTGATATTAGTTTTGATTGTTCTCTCAATGTTGACTCATTCTCATATGTTACTGGAACAACTCCGGTCACTTCAAAAGTTAATACAGGTTATGTGTTTGATTATTCAACACGTACAACGAAAACACGTGAATTAGGTTGGCAAACAGCAGTTGCCCCCTCAGTTCAATATCAAATATTTGAACTAGAATATACTAAAGGGACCACAGCCGAATTCACGTGTGACGTTGCAGTTCTTCCAATAGACACTACAGTTGATTCATGGCCTAGAATTCAAGTATATGTTAATAACATATATCAATTGGAAACTACTTACACAATTACTGAAACTGATACGACTACAAAAATTACATTGAATACTGCACCAACAGTAGACACACCTATTCAGATATTAGTACTCAGTAAACAAACATCTAAAACTGCTTATTATAGCATACCTATAAATTTAAGCAACAACCCGTTCAATACTGATTTAGAGATTGCAGACATTGGTGACATTAGATCACAATACCAAGACATCTTTGTTAATAACCCAAACTCAGCTGGAACGATATTCGGGATTAACAATTTAAGAGACTTGGGAAACTTAGTACCATACGGAACAAAGATTATTCAAAACTCTGCTCCAGTTGTTTTGCCGAGTGTATTCTTACGTAAATCAGAACACAATTTATTTGATGCATTACAATTTAATTCAAGTCAGTATGTGCAATATAAACAGCAACTTGTTAAGACTGTCAATGATACTGATTGGGCACAAAGATTTAACCCGAGTTATATTTTAGATACAGCATTAGAAACTATGGTGTCAGCAAAATCAGAAGGTGATTCATTCTTCTGGTCTGATATGATACCATCACAAGCACCATACAAGACAAATACATATACGTTTGCTAATGCATTACAAGAATCAATTTATCCTTTAACACAAACGTATAACTTTAAAACAGCAAACTATAAAGGAGTGCTTGTTTATCTTACTCGTACAACTAGTGGTGTAACAAAGACAACACAGTTGATCAGAGACGTAGATTATATAGTATCAACAACTGCACCTTCACTAACAGTAACTAAAGATTTAATTGCAGGTGATGTAGTTACGATTAAAGAATACAATCAGACATATGGAAACTTTGTACCGAATACTCCTACTAAGTTAGGACTATATCCAAAGTGGAAACCAGAAGTTGTATTAGATCCTAACTATTCAGTTCCTACATATATGCTTAGAGGGCATGACGGCTCTTACACATCTCTTTATACACTAAACTATACGCCAGCAACAGGGCTAACAGATTTTAGAGATCAAGCATTATTAGAATTTGAAACTAGAATCTATAATAATATTAAATTAAGTACAGTAGTTCCTATTGAACGTTATGAAGTATTACCTGGATTCTTTAGAGAGTCTACATACTCAAGTGCTGACTTCTTAAAAATTTACGGCTCGCAATTTTTAAACTGGGCCGGACAAAACAGAATTGATTACAAAACTCAAACAGGTTATACATCAGCAGATAAGTTTAGTTATAACTATTATCAATCAGCAAACAAGTTAACAAATACAGTTATCGATCAGGGTTACTGGAGAGGAGTATATGAATACTTCTACGGTACATCTCAGCCAAACATTGCACCATGGGAGATGTTAGGCTTCTCTGAAATGCCAACTTGGTGGACTGCTCAATATGGAGCCGCACCTTATACAAACTCAAATGGTGTCATGTGGGCAGACATAGAAGCAGGCATCATTTATAACACTGGTGGAACAACTAGTGTTACGGTTGACGAATTAAAACGTCCTGGCTTAAGTACAATTCTTCCAGTTGATGATCATGGTGATCTTTTATCTCCATTCGATGCAATCGTAGGAAACTATGATGCTAACACATTCAAACGTGACTGGAAAGTAGGAGACGATGCACCAGCAGAGTTCTCATATAGAAGAAGTTCTTCTTACCCATTTGACTTGATGCGAATCTTTGCATTGACTAGACCAGCAGAGTTCTTTAACTTAAGTGCTGACTTAGACAATTACAAGTATAACACAGAATTCAAACAATATCTAGTAAATGATAGAAGTCATTTAGATATTGGTGCTATTCAAATCTATGGTAATGGCACAGCAAAAACAAGTTATATAAATTGGATCGTTGATTTTGAAAAGCAACAAGGTGTAGATGCAACAACAGAAATTACAACTTTATTAGATAACTTAGATGTACGTTTAGTATATAGACTTGCAGGTTTCAGTGATAAGGCATTATTAAAATTCTTTGTAGAGAAAGCAACACCTAACTCTGACAATTCATCACTTTTAATACCAGATGAAAGTTATGCTGTATTATTGCATGACAATCAACCTAACGATCAATTAAAATTTTCAAGTGTTATAATTCAAGTTGTATCAAATGGTTGGAAAGTATTTGGTAACTCGCAAACACAAGCATATTTTACAACTGATACTCCAATATCAAATGGTAAAACAACATCAATTGAAGTAGATGATTATACAGTTAAGGTCGCAGATAATTACTCTACGACTGAACGAGAAGAATTGATTGTTCCTTACGGTACACAGTTTTATACGTATCAAGCACTCTCACAATTCTTAGCAAGTTACGGTGCATGGTTAGAACGCAAAGGTATGGTGTTCGATAATATCGAAAATGGTATTGAACTCAATTGGAATGTAATGATCAAAGAATATTTGTATTGGTCACAGTTCAATTGGGAACTTGGATCATTGATTACAGTTAATCCATCCGCACAAGATTTTAAAATTCAAAAAGAAAGTGACATTGTTCAGCCATTGACAATCGAACAAGAAAACTTCTTATTGAATCAGAATTTATATCCTATTGCAATTAAAGATTTAGCAATAGAAAGATTAGACACTAAGTTTCATGTAAAAACATTGAACTCCGGTGATGTCATGGCATATGGTCAATTTAATTTGAGCAATATTGAACATGGTGTTGTGTTTGATAATAACACACTCTTTAATGATGTCATTTATAACCTAATTACAGGTCTCAGACAGAATCGTATTTACTTACGAGGTACTAAGACTGCTGAATGGAACGGAACTGTCAATGCTTCTGGGTTTATTCTTAACCAAGACAATGTTTATGAATGGAAGCCTGCATATAAATATGCAAAAGGCGAGATAGTCAAATACAAAAACAAATTTTTTACAGCAAATAAAACGATTGAATCAGCCGCTAAGTTTGAAGAAACTAATTGGGTAGAAACAGATTACAACGATATACAAAAAGGCTTATTACCTAACTCTGCGACACGTTCATATGAAAGCACACTGTATTACAACAGTAACACAGCAAACTTAGAAAAGGATGCAGATCAATTATCATTCTCTCTAATTGGGTTTAGACCTAGAGATTATCTCTCTAGTGTAAATCTATCAGACATTACACAAGTTAATGTTTATAAAAACTTAATTAAATTAAAAGGTACAACAAATGCAGTATCTGCATTTAAAGGAACTACGTTATCAACTGGCGGAATTAATTATGATGTTTATGAGAACTGGGCTATTCTTTCCGGAGAGTTCGGTGGAACACTAAACAGTAACTTTGTAGACTTTAAACTTAATGAAGCAAAACTGACAGGCAATCCTGGTATCGTATCGTTAACAGAAGGTACCCCTACTTTTGGTGCTCAACAAGAAGTATCAGTTCACAACTTATTTAACTATGCAAGGCCTATAGACGGACCCAATATCTTATCTACATTAACGAAAGAAGATCCGTTAAGTCTTTACCCAACAGCAGGGTACGTTAACTATGACGATGTTAAGATGGCCGCTTACTACTATAATGATTTAGGACTACGAGCAGTCAATAGTAACGGAAAACAAATACCAATACAAGACTTTTATGTAAGAGATTACATGTGGATAGCAAACTTCAAAGAACAATGGAGAGTTTATTCAATCAAACCTGTCGGAAGAGTAATAAACGTTACACCAAATACAAACAACACAACTACAATTACATTTGCTGAAAGACACGGATTATCAAAACTTGATCCAGTATCATTTATAAATGTTGCACCTAACGTAGACGGTTATTATCTTGTAACAACTGTTAATAATCTAACAGAAATTACAATTAACTTATCGTTAGAAGAACCGCCTACTATATTAGATGGCAATGGTTTAGGATTAACATTTGTTAATCAACGTGTAGCACAACCAGCAGACATTGCAGACTTAGACTTAAATGAAGCAGAGTTCTCAAAGAACACAGTTTGGGTAGACGAAGCAAGTGATGGCAACTGGGGTGTATATCAAAAGTCAATCAACTATAGTTTAACAAAGAATTTAAATCGTGCTGACGGACAAACATTCGGTAGTGCTGTAGCATATACTCCTAGAATGGGTTACCTAATAGGTGATTCATCAGCAGGCAAAGTTTATCGTTATGGTTATAATACTACGACTGGTAACTTTGACGAAGATACTGGAAGTCTTCTAACTGGTGGAACCTCATTTGGTACAGCAATTGCTTACTCTAAGAATCTATTTGTAATCAGTGAGCCAGCAACTACAACAGGTGCATTCGGATCATCAACACTTAGAATTTATACATTAAACGATACTGTTTTATCAGATGATATTACATTGTTGCAAACATTTACTGGTCCAGAAGGTGCAGGCACAAGTCTTGCAATAAGTGATGACCAAGAGTGGATATATTCAGGTAGTCCACTGTCTAATCAAATAGAAGTTTACAATAGACAACACATACCTTTAAATGCAGGCTTCTTTACAATTGGTGAAACATATACAATTACAAGCGTAGGCACAACAGACTTTAAAGCACTCGGTGCACTAGATGATAAAGTAGGCATTGTCTTTAATGCAACCGGTGTTGGAACAGGCACTGGTACAGCAGATCAAATCTCTTATGTAGAACTAGCAGAAATTGAAGGTACAGCCGCTCCAGTAAGTGCAGTAGCAGGCGACAACTTTGGCTTCTCTGTAAGTTGCGATAGTAACGGAGACACTATATCAATAGGTGCTCCAAATACAAAATCTCCGACTACAAAAGAAAAATGGGGAACAAACTATGTGTACTCACGTTTAGTACAAAACATAGAATCACAGTATACAGCAATTCCTAATCAACCACAACATTATCCACTAGCATGGGACACAGTATTCTCTGCTAGAACTGCAACTGCGGTAGCATCAAACGTAATTACATTTACAGGTACTGCAATAGATGCAACATTTACAAATACATCTGTAGCATTCAATGAAGGTGGATCATTCGGTAACTCAGGTATTACACCAAACAAAGTTTACTACATGCAGTATGTATCTGCACAAACATTCTCACTTAAAGAGAGTAGATCAACTAATGCAGTCATAACACTCATAGACGAACCTAGTGTCACATTTAGTATCTTCCCGCAAATTGAATCATTGCTAGTTAAAGTTAACGGAACATTTGTTAATGACAACAACTATGCAGTTGGTGGCGGACAACTAGACTTTAGATACTTTGGAGATATTAGAGCCGGCGATATTATTACTGTTAGTTCTCGTAACATTCAATGGGTACAATCAATGATACCTGATGCTGATGACAGAGTAGGAGTACAATTAGGTTACGCAACTGACATGACTTCATATGGTAGTGAAATATTGATGGGTGCACCCGGCGAGATAAGAATTGACGGGGCAAAACAAACAGACGGATCAGTTTACAGATATACAAACGGTGGCGGCAAGTACGGCACAGTAATCGGTACAGGCGTAACTGCTTTGACTACAGAAACTAAATTATTAATTAACGGTTATCTTGTAGTGTTGCCATCTGGATCAAACGCAAGTCAATGTTCTAGTTTAATTAATCAGTATGGTATTACAAATGTAACTTCAAGTGCAACTGCTGATGGTAAACTAATTATTTCAACTATCAATACAAGTCTAGCATTAGTAAATGAAAAACTATTGTTACAAGCACCGTCAACTACTGCATTTGCTGAACTAGGTTTTGCAATTTATGATAAGACACAAGTAATCATTGCACCTCACAACGTAAGCAGAACATTGTTTGGTAACACAATCAAATTTGATGAGAGTGATTCAGTAGTAATCTCTGCTCCGGTATCAACAAGATTCTTAGGAACTACATTTGATTTTATTGACGATGAGAACTTAGATAACGATACAATTTTCGACAACAATGCAACTCGTTTTGTTGACACATGGGATAGTGCAGGCGCAGTTTACATGTATGACTATCTTGCAAACTACAATGGATCAATTGCTGATCCAGGTAAGTTTGTTTACGCACAGAATTTAAATAGCCAAGATCAGAACTATGGCTTTGAACCACAATACGGAACAGCATTAGACTTTACTAATAATCAAGTTATTATTGGTACCCCTAACTTAAGTTATGGCAACCTAGAAGGACAAATTACATTATTCCAGAACTCTGGAACTGCTAAAGATTGGTCTCTTTATAGACAAACATCAGCAATCGTAGATATTAATAGAATACAAAACTCGCAGATTTATAGTGCGGAAACTAATGACACATTAATCAATTTAGATTATATGGATCCAATGCAAGAAAAACTATTAGGATCAGTTAGAGAAAATATTGACTATGTTAATAGTGTAGATCCTGCAACATATAATAGTGAGATAGGTGGAGTAAATGCAGGTCTTGTTTGGGGAGCACCGCAAACTGGAAAGATTTGGTTTGATACTTCTCGTACTAGATGGTTAAACTATCATCAAAATGATGTTACGTATAATGCTAGACATTGGGGAAGAGTCTTTCCTGGATCAAATGTATCATGTTATACATGGGTTAAGTCAACAGTAACACCTGCACAATATCAAGGTCCGGGTATACCAAAAGCAAATACACAATATAGTGTTGAAGCAGATTTAAATGCATCTAATACAGTAACAACTTGTTACTACTTCTGGGTACGTGATACTAATATTGTCAACAGTGAAATAGATAAAACATTAAGTGATACTACCTTGCAACAGTATATTACTAATCCTAGTAGATCAGGTGTTGCGTTCTTTGCACCATTATTACAAAATACATTTGCATTATATAACACACAATCATATATTAATACTACTGATAGTGTATTTCATATAGGCTTTGCAGTAGGTAACAATGACGATCCTTCTCACCAAGAATTTAATTTAATTAAAGACGGACTAGCAGATGACTTCTTACCAGGTCTACCTAAGTTCGGTCCGCAAACTTCAACTAATAGACCAGAAGGTCTTTATGATCGTCTACTAGATTCATTGTCAGGTGTCGATGAAGTTGGCGAAGTTGTACCTAATCCATATTTACCAAAAGCAGTTCAGTCTGGCGTACTTGCTAGACCAAGACAGAGTTTCTTCTTTAGTAGATTCTTAGGATTAGAAAACTATTTAGAATATGCAAACAAAGTTCTTGCAGAGTATCCAATAGCAGAGACTAGACAGGATGCTACATACTTATTTGCAACTGGAACATATTACGATACATCAGATTACTGGTCGTATGTCAACTGGTGGTTACCGACAACTAACCCTGCTGGCCAATATAATAACAATACTAAGTCAACAGTTTCTGTTGCAATTTATGCAGACCTTGCTAAACTCGATGTAGTAACAAAAACAATTGCTACAGTTGAAGCAAACGGCGACGGCAAATGGGAAATGTATCGTTATGACGGCAACGATGTTTGGACACGTATCGGTTTAGAAAACGGCACAATCAAGTTTAATCTTTATCTTTGGAATTATGCATCAGGCAAAACAGGCTTCGGCGACAACTTCTTTGATACTGCATCATTTGATGAATACCCAAGTGAAGAAACACGCTGGATCATTCGTGCATTAAATGAACAAATTTACATTGATGAATTAGTAGCATTTAGAAACACATCTTTGATTATCTTATTTGAATATATTCAAAGTGAGACAGATGAATCACAAAACTACTTGCCTTGGTTAAACAAGACATCATTAGTGGACGTATCACACGTTATTAGAGAACTAAAACCGATTCAGAACTATCAACAAGATAACCAAGAGTTCTTGTCAGGATATATTAATGAAGCAAAACCTTATCACGTAGTTATTAAAGACTTCTTGTTTAAGTATACAGGTATAGATACATATCAAGGCAATATAACTGACTTTGATCTACCTGCTGAATGGAACGAAACAACTCAATCTTATATTTCTCCTCAATTAGTATATGCAAATGTAGATACAGATGAAGAATATTTACCAACTAACGCATTATGGCAAACATCACCTTATTCTAATTGGTATAATAATTACGGCTTGTCAATTATTGGACAGACTGATTATCAAATTACAGAATTAAACGAATACATTACAATTGGTTCAGTTGTTGCAATGGTAGACAATGCATCAGGCTTCCCAATTAACGGCACAATACAAATTGGTAAAGAAATTATAAGTTACTCTTTTGTAGATCGTGCTTTAAATATTCTAGGTGGACTACAACGAGGGTTAAACGGAACAGAACCAACAACGCATCTACCAGGTGCTCAAATTATTATAGATTTACCTTCAGTGGTAATACTTGACGGTGGAAAGAATTATATTGAGCCGCCCAAGATAACAGCATACATTGATTTAACGAAATACCCAGCACCGAGAGTTGAAGCACAACTTGAAGCAGTGATGAGTGTTGATAGTGTAATCAGTGTGAACGTAATAAATCCCGGAGAAGGGTATGCTGTGTTACCAGAAATTAGAATTGCACCAGCAGAACAATTGTTCTTTACAAATGCAGATATAAATTCTACATTGCATACAATTAAACTGTTTGCTCCTAGTCTAGCAACTGGTAACTTAATACAATATAAAGATGATGCTGTATCTGGAGCAGAAGTCACTCGACTTGTTAATAATCAATGGTATTACATTAATGTATTAGAAACTACTCCTACTACAGTTATTGCTTTGTATACAAGTTATGATGATGCAGTTAACCAAATAAACAGAGTTCAATTTACTGCTGGAACAACTGACGGAGACTTTGCATTAAACGTAGGTGCTAAAGCATCTGCTATTTCAAGTTCAAGACCTACAAGAGAAAATGAAATCTCAATGCGTTTTGATAGAACCTCATATACGAGTCAAGTCTTAGATTGGGAAGCAAATGTTTTCTACGGTTCATTCTTTGCAGGTAGTTATTTTAATAGTGAGAACATTTCAAGTTCATCTATTTCTTTACAAGCAACTCAACCCCCGATAGCAGATATTTCAGCATCAGCACAAGGGGCAATATTTGAAATATCTAGTGTTACTAATGATAATGAAGTTTTATACACAGAATTCAAACGTACAGTAACAAACACTGTTGCAACCGGAAACAAAGTTCGATTAAATCCATATGATAATGCAACTGGTGAGTTAAACTCATCTGGTTCAACTATAGGTTTTACAGTCGGCATGCCAATTAAATTTACTGGAGCAGTGATCGGTGGCATTATAAACGAAACAGTTTATTATGTCAACTCTATTCTCACTGTAACTGACTTTACAATTAGTGAGACTTCAGGTGGAGCAATTAAATCATTAACAACTGCATCATCAGGAACAGCAGGCATGTTTGCATATGCAGGCGAAGTAACAGACACTGCTGTATTAACTCTTAATTACCCGGGATTATTAACTGCAACGGCAACTGAAGCAGTTACTAACAAAATTACAATTCCACAAAGTGTAATAGGCACAGGTGGAACAGATGGATTCTATATGGGTATCCCATTGTTCTTTACAGGCACAATGATTGGTGGCATAGAAGAAAATGACGTTTACTATGTAACAACTGTCGTAGACAATAAAACAATTACAATAGGCACCACAGCAACGCCTCTGACAACTACAGTGAGTGCTACAACAACTGGTACAAACGTTATAACTGTTGCAGAGACTACAGGATTCTCAGTAAATGACTCTGTTATATTCAATACTATGGTTGATGCAAGTGGCAACACACTTACATCTTACGGTGGCATTGCTTCAGGCACAGTATATTATGTAAATGAAATTGTGTCATTGACTGAATTAAAAATTGCAGTAAATGTAAACGTTTCTCCATTAGCATTGTCTACAGTAACAACAGGATCAGCCTTAGTAACTAATCAGAAAGACACAGTAGACTTAACTACTGGCACTGGATCAATGTTAATGCATGTGTCATTGCCCGTATCACCTGGACAGGTTGACGGACAGAAGTTTACGATGTATAATACATCAGCATACTACACAGATATTACATCTGGAGTATTGTCAAAGACACTTGACAGAGTAGGCTATGCAACAATTGCAGGAGATGCCGCAGAAGCAACAAACAATAGAATTGCATTAAGTGACCAAGACAGAGGAACATTTAATTTCTATAAAGATATGCCGATTCAGTTTAACTCAGTACCAAGTGGTGCAGGGATATCTACTGGCGTAACTTACTTTATATTTGACTTCTCAGTGAACGGAGACAAGTCTACTTACATTAAAGTAGATTGTAGTTCAACGTCCGCTTCAACAAACAGAGTTACTTGTATTGACACTTCATCACTTTGGGTGAACATGCCAATTACATTTACTGGTGTTGGACTAGGTAATATTGTTGTCGGAACAGAATACTATATTAAAACTATTGATTCAGGAACAACATTTACACTTGCAGAAGTATCCGGTGGAGCAACATTTGTACTAGCAACAGACAACGGTCCGATGGTAGGTACTGGTAACCCTTGGATCAGATTGTCAACAACTAAAGGTGGAACACAAGATGTTACACTTGCAGATACAAACACTGCATTTAGTTTAACACAGTCACCAACTGTTAATGCTATCTTTGATATAGGATATAAGTTAGGTGGTTACAGAGCAATCTTGTCTACTGCAGGCGAAGGGTATGCGATCACAAACGTCATTACTATTTCAGGTAATGAAGTCGGTGGCACAACGACCCCAAATGATGTAAGATTAGAAGTTGATGCAGTTGATGCAAACGGAGCAATCACAAGTTTGATTGTCTCAGGAGAGCCCAATGATCTTACAAATACCTATTACTTAAAAGTTACTGGACAGAATACATTAAAAGTTTATTCAGATGCACGAATGACTGTACCAGTTAGTGGCATAGGATTTGACTTTGGTGGATTTACAACAACTAATGTTACAGGATGTGTATCAGGAACAGATTCAATTACACTAACAAGTGTTACTGGCTTCTCATTAAATGATGAAGTTATATTTGAAGGAACAATACCTAATAGTACAATCGATGCAGTAATATCAACATCTTACTATATTAAAACAATCGATACAGGTGCTAACTCAATTACAATTTCAACAAACCCAGGTGGTAGTGTTGTCAACGTAGTTACTACAGTATCACTCACAGGACTTACATTATCTAAAGCAGGTAGTTATGCATTCTTACCAGAACCATTCTACTTCAATCAGTCTATTATCAAATACTTAGACAGAGTTTATCGTTGTGTTATTTCTAACAACGATGAAGACTTCATCATTGGTAAGTGGGAAGAGTTGAGATCAGATAACAGAGTGTTAAACGCACTCGATAGAGCAGAAGGATATTATCAGCCTAGCATCAATATGCCGGGCGTAGATTTAGATCAATTGTTCTCTGGTACGTCATATCCAAATGCAGTTTACTTAGGTAATGCATTTGCCCCCGAAGATCAATTTACTGTTGACACAGTATTAAAAGATGAGCCTTTCTACCCAACAGGAGTATCAATTACTGGTGTATCTTGGAACGGAACAAAATACTTAGCATCGGCAAACTTTGATCAATATACAGGTGTTATATCATCTATTGAAGGACAGAGTTGGTCAACAAAGAAAATTTCAAATAAAATTGTTGGAGCAACTGATGTAGTGTATGGTGGTGGTCTATATGTAATGACTACTACGAACACAGCGACTCCAATCTATAGAAGTGCCGATGGCATTGTATGGACAACTAACTCTACAGCATTAACTATTCCTGCAATAGAACTAAACAGCGTAGCATATAGAAATAATTATTATGTAGCAGTTGGTAAAGGAATTGTTAATAGTGATAACACATATTTATGGTTGAATAGAAAAACTTACGATACAGTATTCGGAGTAGTTCTATACGGAGTTAACTCAATCGACACATCAGGCTTTGGCGGCTTCATTGCAGTTGGTAAAGGTAAAAAATATGATTACTCAACTGGTGTAACAGAATTAGTAGACACTAACATTATTGCATATTCATTTGAACCAACTGGAGAGTTTTGGCAAGACGGACCTGAACTTACTCCATATGGATTATATGGTGTAGTGAGTAACGGAACAATTGCTATAGCAGTCGGTGAAAATGATATTAAATATCAAACAAACAACGGTGGTAACTGGACAGGTATAAATGAAGTATCTGTTGTTTCTGTAAACCAATCTTCTAATCAATTGAATGTTTCAAGTACAGCAGGATTTGTAGATGCAGATCCAATCAGATTTACAAACACATTCGGCGGCCTAACAGCAGGCACAACTTATTACGTAGATGTTATAAGTGTTACTCAAGTAGAAATCTTTACTGATGCAGGACTAACATCACAAGTAACATTAGTAGATGCAGTCATACCAGTTCAATGTAGAATGGAATTATATGATGCAACATCTCAACCTCTTAGAGATGTTATCTATGCTGATAGCATTTGGATGACAGTAGGAGACAACGGTAGAATACAAACATCAACAGACGGTCTACGTTGGACAACACAAACATCAGGTACAACACAAGACTTAAACGGTATCACATATGCAACTGAAACAGATACGTTTGTAGTTGTTGGTGACAATAACGTTATCTTACAATCAACAGACTCAGGTGTCACATGGACAGCAACAGGCGTGTTCACAGTAGAGAAACCAGTCTATGATGTTAAGGGATCAGATTTTGCAGATGGTTACGGACCAGAAGAATTAGTCCCGGGCTTAGTCAAAGATACATTAAACATGACAATAGTGTCACGTCCAGGAACAGTTTGGGACGTAACTGAATATTCTCATACAGGATTTAATGTTGTATCTAAAGTAGTTGCACCTACAACTGAGTTCCAAGTAGATTATAGTTTCGATCAATATGCTCAATACCCATTAGACATAACATTACAGACTATTGATGCAACAACTGGTTTAGGTACTGGATTAGAAAAAGGTGCTTATTCTGTTAACTGGATAACAAAAGTAATTACTTTGAATACACCACTAGTGTTTGCACCTAAGCAATCATTACGTATTGATGTATATGAAGTAGGCAATGGTAATCAACTAGTTAAAGGTTGCACCGATACTGATCCTATCAGACCGATAGCAAAAACAGGCTTTGATGACATTTACTTAAATTGTAATTATAGTGCAACATTCTTCCAAGGATCTGGAGTAATCAGAACTGGATCACATTCTATAGAAGTAGAAGCAACAGAGACTATTGCTAGTGGCGATACTATCGTTTGTGTTAATGTAAAAGACTTTACAGCAAATGATCCAATCTCATTTCAAGGAATTGTATTTGGTGGGATTGCAGAAGACACTACTTACTATGTTAAGTCTATCTCTACAGCAACAAATTCTATCACTATATCAGAAAGTTATGACTCAAGCACAGGACTTGCGGGCCCAATCAAATCTGTTACTGATGCAACAGGGTCGATGTTAGTTAATATTCAAACGGGAACAGGAACAGTATGGACTGACCCAGTTTTATATCACAACGGTAGTAGACTAATATTAGGTAAAACAAATACTATTAGCAGAACTAAAGCATCAAACAATGCGATCACAACAGGAACTACAGTTGGATTATCTGCTGGTAACAAAATTCAATTTGCGGCAGACATGTTTGGGACAGACATTACACCAAACACTGTTTACTATATTAAAACTATAGTAGACAATAATGAATTTACTATTTCAGCAACTGATGGTGGAACTGTTATCACTTTAAGTGATGCGGCAGGTATATCATCATACGTAACAAATGATTATGCAATTGGTATACAGCCAAACGGCATACAAGCAAAACTTACATTAGCAAATCCAGCTGGTTATGTCAATAATACAGACTATATTGTTTATTCAATATTCGGAGACTCTGCTGATCCTTCACAATATGGATACTCTGTTCCAGAAGTACAAGAATATATAGGTGACGGATCAACAGCATCATTTGCTATGAGCAATTACAATGGTGGAGCAAACGCACAGAATGCAATTGTAGAAGTTAATGGCTTACGTCAAACAAATACATCATATCAAA